ATATATCCTTTATCTTTTTCTTTAATATAAAAGTAATAAGCACGGTATCAAAAAAGCTCAGTGGAGCAAACCTTTCAGTGGGGGAGCAGAAAGCTTAATAAACCCTATAATAACTGAATATAAAAAACATCTGGGAGTTTCATCTTTTTGCCCCACTAAAACTTTTTTGCCCCACTTTTATTATACGGTATATTTCTTTTTACTTTTTTCTTAATATATAAATATAAAATGTGGTATTATCTTCCTGATTACAAAGAATGGTATAATTGGTGGTACGGTATTAAAGAAGTTGAGTATGGAATAGAAGATATTAAAAAAGATGAATTACTACCAAATCCTGTAGAACCAGAGAAAAAAGTAGTAAAAAAACATAGGTGGTGAATAAGGAAACATATATTGAGTAATATGATATATGTTTATTTATTAAGGAAACATATTTGAGTAATATAATATATGTTTGAGTAATATGAAAAAAAAATTGATTAGTATTTTTTTATTAAGGAAAAAGAAATAAGAAATTAATTAATAATTAATTACTAAAAAAAAGGATATAAAGATAAAACATTATATTAAGTTATAATATACTAAACAATGGCGAGTTTTCACACTAAGACTTTTCTCAAACATGACGACTATATGACCCCAAAATCCGCTTGGGAAGCAATCAAACATATCATTCCACAAGATAAACTCATATGGGAAGCATTCTATGGAGATGGAACTAGCGGAAAATACTTAACTGAATTAGGATTTAATGTTATTCACCAAGATGTAGATTTCTTTGAAAATGACCTTGGTGAAATAGTAGTATCTAACCCACCTTTTACTAAATGCCCAGAGGTATTAACAAGACTAAAAGAATTAAATAAACCATTTATATTGATAATGCCTTGTAGTAAACTTACAACTCAGTATTTTAGGAAGTTATTTAATGGTGATAATGACTTACAAATAGTAATACCTCGTAAAAGGATACATTTTACTAAATTAGTAGATGGAAAACCGCTTGATAACTGGAAGAATGCCTGTAATTTTGACTGTTTCTACTACTGTTGGAAGATGAACTTACCTCATAGTATGATATGGTTAGACTAATTAAAAAAAAACAGATATATAATTTATTTTTTTTTAATTTTTTTTATTTCACCGTTATCTACAACCAAAGGTTATTTTAGGTGGTAGAGAAAATGATACATTTGGATTAGGACATATAACAGGCAGGATTTTCTTAGCAGTATCAATAATTGGTTTCAAAGGTGGGCGAGGTCTGGGCATTTTATATTATACGGTTAGAAAAAAATTATCTAATATCAATTAAATTTGCTACAATTTCGTCATAATTCAATCCTGTTGCTTTTTTCACTTCTTCTAACATTTCATTGAATTCTTCAAGTGTAGTGTTATGTTTTTCCAGTTCACTTGCCCTTAATGTATCATAAGCACCGCAGGTAGCAATATTAGATTTTTTACTTTGATATTGTACTGGATTATAGATTATTCTAAAAGGTGATTTATCTAATAACATACTTAGATATGGTTTATCTTGTCCTAACTGTTTTCTCATTCCTATAGGTGTCCAAGTTAACGGAGCATCTATTTTACTTCCATAACTACAAAAAAACTCTATAGTATCTTTTCCATTATCATTATACCTTGATAATAATACCCAATGACCTACATTTAAACTTCTTTCATATAACAGGAAAAAAAATGACTTATCTTTAGGTAATAACTGAGTAATATCGTTATATTGTGATAATTCACTATATTTTATGATTTTAGCATTAGGAAAATACTTCTTAATATCGTCATCTCCCATGGGTTCTCTTGCTATCTCGGCAATTTCAGGATTACCTTCACCAAATTCACGCTTTACAAGTGTTTTTTCAGTATCCGTTAATTCTTTTTCTTTCGTTTTATATTTATCTTTTTCATATTGTTTACCACCTTTACATTCACATATTTCTTTTCCAGTTATAGGACATTTATATCCTCCTTTAAATGGTTTCAAGTTTTTATCACCTTTAATTATCTGTTTTTCTTTTATTTGTTGTATTAGATTTTCTGGGTCAATTTCGCTTGGTGTAAGTGGGGTATTTTTATTAATTCTTTTTGTAGGACGGTATACAGGATATTCTTTATCACCAACATCTTTCCATTCCTCTTCAAACCACCTTGCTAATTTTCGTTCACCTTTTTCTTTAAACTTACCTCCTAATTCTTTGTATTTTTTTACAACAGCACCAGATCGATAAGCAGATGGTTTTTTGTATAACGGATATACAATTTCCTTTGCTTTTTCATATAGTTTTTTATTAATAGGAATTGCTCCACCAGACATTTCTTTTCCTTCATTACATAATTTACATGCTTCTTCTTTCTTTATTCTTGCTTCTTTCTCTTCTTCTGTTTCTACACCATAATTTAATATTTTACTACCTACATCTTTCGCAATTCCCCACCAATCAATATCACCTCCTTTGATTTCTTCATCTATAGCAAAGTGTTCTTTATTATCAGGTAAATCCCTAATATAATCATATATTTTTTCTCTTCTTTCGTCTTGTGTGACTTTACTCCAATCATAATCGTCAAAGTATCCACACCCTTCTAATTTTACATTTTCTAATTTTCCACCTTTTTTATGTTCACTAATAGCAATTGCTTTACGCTGTTTTACTGCGTTTGAGAGAGGTATCGGATCATTACTAAAACATTTTTTAGTTCCCTTTTTACATACCTTATAACCGTCTTTTACTTTTCTTATATCATAAGGCATTATGTGTTATATTTAATATCAACAAAATAAAATATTGATATTAATTACTGATAAATGTAATCCTTTTGTTGTGAAGTAGAATGCCCCATTGCTTTAGCATCTTTCTCTTGTTCTTTCAAAGTATCTCCATATTTACTTGTTAGATAAATATGTCGTAATTTAGATGACGCAATTCCTTTCCCTAAAATACTATTTAATATCCGTGTAATAGCATTAATTTGTTCAACTCCTTCACCGTCTCTATAAACTAAAAATTTCACATCTTCAACACCCTTAGGTAATTTTCCAGATTTTAGTAAGGGGTGAAACTTCAAATATATTCTTAAAACATCTACCATTTCAGGGGTGATTTTTTCGATCTGTTGTTTATATTTTTTAGCAGTTTTATATGAATTATAAATGAATTCCTGAGTATTTCTACTTAGGTAATTCTTTGTATTATCCATTTCAGGATTGTATTTTTCAACTATATACATCTCCAGATAATCACCATTTCTCCTAGGTGGTTGTAATGTATACAAACTTAAAACAACATATTTTAAAAGTATATCATATTCACTAACTGATAATGTTTTTTTATCATTATAACTTTCAACTTCTTTTTTTAATGTATCTAATTTATCAGTAATTACCTTCCATTCAGGTAAATCACTTGCTGAATGATCAATATTTTTTACTTCTTCATTCAAATTCAACATTAAATCATAATATTTACCATATAATTTCTTAATTTTAGGATTATTATCAGTATTCAATGCGGAAACAACTGAAATAAGAAAATTACGCTTGGTAGTTGGTTTATATTTAACAAGTTTTTCAGTTATTACTTCAGGTTTTTCTAAAAACTTCCAATTTGTTAATTCACTACTATCGTTAAGTTTCCTTAGATTATTCAAGTAAAGTTTTATAGATGACGGTGATATGTTTTTATCCAGAAATTTTTGCTCTAATTGTTTTTCAAAATCAGTCAATTCCATTTTTTTATATAATATATACAGAAAAAAATTTTGTATATATTTTACCTTAAATAATCTGTGTTAATTCATTAATTGGAATATAGAAATATAATTTATTTTTGTTATTTTGTCCTCCATCTCTTCTATGGAAATAATCAATTTTAAAATTTGAAAATACTTCCTTATTATAACGAATATAATATAAACCATCTATAAAATTGAATAAAAATATGATATTTTCGTTAACCTTATCTGTTGGAATTATTGTTGTTGGATATGATTTATAATAAATCCTGCGAGATTTTACTTCATATTTGTTTTTATCACCTACATAATCCTTAGTATCAAACCTATTTTCAGTTTGATTTATATTATCCATAAAATATTTATTCATTTTATCTAAGATTTCACATTCTTTTTGTCTTCCATATTGATAATCATTTTCAATAATTGTTTTTAACATTCTTCATATATTATATGGAAAGAAATTATTTATTAGATTTAAACTTAATAAATAATTTAATTAATTAGATTATTATTTTAATAATCTGTTTTATCTAATTCATCTATCAAACAATTTGTTGTTTCATTTTCCTTAGTATCTATTTTTTCATATCCTTTGATACAATTAATTCCATTATAAGGTGTGACTTCTATATCATTAAAAGTTAACGCATTTCTTAGCTTTTTAGCAGTAGTTTGTTCAACTTTTGATTTTCCAGCATTAAATTCAGTAAGTAAAGTAGATGTTTTAATTCTATTTATTGGATATTTCTCTTTTTCTTCCTTAGGTAAATCTTTGAAATTAGATGGATAAACCATTTTTTTATAGTTTGCTTCAAACCAGAATTTGAATACATTATTTTCTTCTACATATTCATTCGTCATATCTTTACATAATTCACTTGGTTTCAGATCTTTACCACTAATATTTCTATTAATATATGCGATTTCAAACATGATTAACATAAACTCATTTACATATTCCTGTTGTGTTAATATATCTTTTAGTTTTTCATTACAAGGGTGTTGGTGTGTATCATGTGGATTAGGATTTGATAAAAAGCGTTCTGTGAAAGGTACACATCTTAGTCGTTCTACAATTGCTTTATCTAATTTGGATAATGTTGGTTTGTTATTACATTGTAAAAATACTGTAAAACGATTTTCAAATGTTTTATTAGCTTCATATAAACCTCTACTTGTAATTTTATCTCTTCCTGATAATGCCTTGACGAATTCAGTATTTAAAACACATTCACTACTACCATTATCAGGTTCACTTACTGATAAATATCTAATTCCATTACATTGTGATAAAGATGGGTTTGGTATACCTGCTTTTATAATTGTTGTTAAAAAGGTTGGTTCTGCTGTATAATGGTATTTACCAAGCGACTTTTTGATTAAACCATCTAAAAGTCCTTTCCCATTGCGTGATTGACCGCTTAGACAGTAAAAGCTTTCAAATCTATTAGTGAAAAATGATAATGCTGTGATTTTTAAGTAATATTCTCTTGTATCTTTATCAGGAAAAATACTAACTATTACTTTCATGAGTTCTGTTCTTACTTTTTCATTAGATTTATCAATAAAATCATATCCACAAGTTCTACTAATGTAATCATCTGGTTTTATATCTCTACATTTACCAGTATTAAGGTCATATAACATATTATCAAAGGCAATTATGTTAGTATTATTATCAACTAGATCGTCAATATCATTATTATAATATAAGTCTGGTAAGAAATCAATGATACCTTTACAGAAGGAAGAAACACCTAATTTTTGATAAATCTTTGTAATTTCTTTATTTCTTTGCTCAAAATGTTTATCATTCATATCTAAAAGCTTTCGTTGCTCATTAAAATATTCCCTTAGAGAATAACCAATATTGTTAATTAATGATACTGGTTTCTGATCTCCAGTGTTAACAAGTAGATTTTTATTGTTATATTCCCACCATTTACTTGTTTTACTGTAAGCATATTTTGTAGGGTGTATTTGATTATATAATACTGCTAAATCAAGATTTGAAACATTAGTTAATAATTCAAAAAAATCATTTCGTTTAGGTTGTAATTCACTCCATTTTTGATAATCACATTTTTTCAAAAATCCCCACAATAAGTTTACATTATAATTTGGTAATTTTTTTGCTTTATCCCAAATCATCTTATTTTTAGGTTCATTATACATATTACCTCCATATTTTTCACTAAATTCGTCAAATGCTTCATAACTCCAATTTTCAGTTTTAAAAGAATAAAGAATATATTTCCAATCTGTTGTATTATACCAATAATTACTTTTTTCACCTATGGTTTCACATACTTCTCTCAAAGTTTCATTAAATTCAACAGGTTTTCGATCTTTAGGTAATTGTTTAGGTAATTCTACTTGTATAGGTAATTCTTCTTGTATATATTCAAGCACATTTTCATCTCCTATATGTTTCATAGAAGTATCTGTAAGTTGAATTACATTATCTTCAATACTACCTTTAATGATTTTATACTTTCTATTAGGTTGTTCTTCATATTTATAAGCATTAGGACATCTCATTTTCCTATTTTTATTATAGACACCTGTATCAATATACAATGTATTTGGTTTATCATCTTTAACATTTGAAAGTTCTAATGGTATAATACCTTGTAATAATGATTGTAGATTAGGTAATTCATTATTAATAATGTAATTTTTCATTGAAATAGCACAAGTCGCCATAGAGTTATATGTAATAATGTAAGATAATTTATTTGTAGTTTCAATTAATTTTCCATATTCCCATTTTTCAGCATTTAACATAGATGAGGTTCTTATTCCAATTATATTTTCGTCTTGATACAAAGCACCAATTATTTTACCATTTAATTCCATAAAATCTTCGTCAGTTCCTTCAAAATAACCATCTAAATCTATATAAACCTTATGTAGTTTTTTAGTATCTATTTCCTTATTTTCTTTATCCTTAATGGTTTCAAATAAGATTTCAAAATAGTTATTAGATTTTTTAATATCATTAATAGTTAATGATTTTTTACTACTAAGTTTGCCTGAGAGAGAGGACACTGCTACGAAAGTTTTGGGTTGTTGTTGTTGAGACATTTGTTGATTATATAATTACTTAATATAATCTTTTCTTTAAGTATTTATAAATTAATTAAAATTAAAATTAAATTAATTAAAATTTCAATTAATTTAATCAGTTCTTTTTCCATACTATTTTTGAGTTTGATTTTCATTTATATTTATTTCACTACTATCATTTTTATTTTCTGTAGTATCTACAATTTTATCTAGTGTAGGTGGGTTCATTTTTTTTTCCTTTTGTTGCTCTAAATACTTAATTGCCCTTTGGTGAATATCACTATGAGTGTGGTGTGATTTATTGTAATAAGTGTAAACACCAAAGCAAATAGGACATTCAAATCGTTCCTTATCTTTGTTTTTATCATACATCTTCTTATTATATTCCCTAATCTTTTCAGGAGGATAAACATACTTCTTCTTAGTATTATTATTTGTGATTTCAGTCGCCATAGGTTTTTGTTATTATAATATAACTAATCATTTTATTTTTAAGTAAAAACAAAATAACGAAAAAAAATTAAGTGGGGCACGGTATCAAAAAGTGGGGCAAAAATCTAAACTATATGATTATTATTCTATGGTTATTATTTATACAGGACTTTCACTTTTTTGCCCCACTAAAATTACTTGCCCCACTTAAAAAACAGGTCGCCTTGCTAATGATTGTAAAAATATATTTCCACCTTTGAAAATTGGGTTTTGTAGAGTATGTTGTTTTAATATTCTATCTTTGAAATTCCACCAAGATACATTAGGTACAGTATACTTCCTAACTTCTTTTTTTCCCTTAGCAAATCTTCCCATAATATTATATAATGGATCACCGTCGCTATAAACTCTATAATTATTAATATTAGTATTTAATAAGTCTGTATATGCTATTGCTGGATTATATGTTCTTGCTTCGCTAACTACCCCCATTTTTAACCAATTATCAATAATAGCACCAGCAAGTGAATGACCTGTAGCATAATAAGTATGACTGGTAAGGGGATATTTTTCCTGAAAACTTAACAATTCTGTAGTATCTATTTTATATCTTTCAGTATTTTGAATCTGATTTATTGCTGTTGGTATCCATGCTTGTATATCTTGAAAATCTGCTGTTCCTCTTACAGATACTACTATAAAAGGTTGATAGTTAGATTTAAAAAATTTTAATGTATCCGTTTGTTCTACTAAATCAAAACCATCTATATTATCACTATAATTGTTTTGATATGAAGCATCCGCCATTTGTTTTAAGATTGATTTATCTGGTATTGTAGTATTCATTATATTATTAATTGTATAAAAAAAATATTCTAATATAATATAATAAAAATGTCTGTATCAGGTATTATTGATCCGTTAACAAATAAAATATATCCTCAACTAATAACTGGTAATACAAGTGTAGCACAAACATTAGGTGAAGTTTTAAGTGTAGGTTCTTCCGCAAAAAATCCTATTACTAATTTAGCACAAGATGCTACTGATTTTAAAATATTGGGGTGTGAAGAAATTGAAACAAGTAAAGTATACCAAGGTAATCAACCATTTCTAAAAATTGGAGAAGCAGGTGATACTTTAATGATAAATGGAGCAATTACAAAGGGTTCGATCTTAGTTGGAAATGATTTAGATACTGGAGAATTGTTAGTAGGAGCAAATGGTACATATTTAAAAGCAAATTCATTAGCAAGTAAAGGAGTTGAATGGAGCACCATTACTATTCCGCCTTCAACGGAAACCTTAGGAAATGTTATGTTAAATGGAGCAATAGCGTCTACTAATTTAGACATGAATAATTTTAATATTATAAATGCTAATACAATTACATCTGCTAATATACTTTCCCTATTACCTGTAAATGCGGTAGAAATAGGCACACCACAACGCCGACAAGAGTTAGTAACTATAGAGGTTGCTAATACTGGATCATTATCTAATCAAAATCCTTTTAATAGCACTACAGGAGTAATTGACGGTGGTGGTTTTAGTGTTCCAACAAATACTACAAATATAACTACAATAAATGCGTCAAGTGGATACGACGATTTTAATAATGGTAATTCTACAATACAAATATCATTAATAGAAGATGACGGTGGAGTTGAAACGACATTAGGTGGTCAAAACCTAACTACAAGTAGTGGTTTAGCTACATATACTATTACATTTAGTCCAGCGATAACTATTAATCCATCTCCAACAAAAACTTATTTTGTTAGAATGAGTGTTCCTATAGGCAGTCCAATGTATAGTTATTATGGTACTACCGCCGATGGTCTAACTCCTGCTATAATTGTTATAGCAGATATATTACAAACAGTTAGCGACCCAGTAGACTATTTTAATGTATATGGTAATTGTTTCTTTCAATCAAATGTATTAATTCACGCTACACAAACAATAGCAGACCCAGTAAATAGTTTATACAGCACTATATATGACTATAACCAAATACAATTGTTAGCTCCAACATTTGATACAGCTATTGGAGCAGGTCAAATATTTGTTAATAACGGTGTTAATAGAGTTAGGGTACAAGGTAGTTCAATAACAGTAGAAAGGACAGATGGAGTAGGTACTCAAAGTGTATTAAACAATCAAACTTTAACATTTTATTATCCAAGTATTTTTCAAGTAGGAATATTTGATAGTCAACAAGCATATATATATAGGACAAGTGGGACAATAGCAAGTGCGAGACTACAATACGGCTCATTGGAATTAAATGATAATACAAATGGCTCATTTATAAATTTAAGGCGAGATAGTACTACTCCAGTTAGTACGGTAGTTAGTAGAATATCAACATTTGCGAAAAATACTAGTGGTGTAACATTTGAATATAGTAGAATACAAACACAAACAGAAAATAATTCTACTGGTAATGAAGATGGTACACTTCAAATATATAACTTAGTTAATGGTACACTACAACAAACCTTTACATTCAATGGTGCTCAAAATGAAAACAATAGTTTTAGACCGTTGGATATGAACGCTAATGATATTAGAACAACAACTGGTAATTTAGTTTTAACAGCAAATTCATCTACTGGAATAGGCAATGCTACTCTACAAAGCAAATCAGGTGCTCAAATTAATTTAGATACTGGTTTAACAGGTAGAATAAATTTTGTAACTACTACTACTACAGCTACGCCAAATCATAATGTTAATTTTCAAAGTACTTCTAATTCGGTTGCCTCAGCAAGCTACTTAAAATGTAAATTAAATGGTGTAGATATATGGATACCCTATTTAACAACAGATCCAAGTTTATAGTTTATTTATTTTTCTAATATATATAAAATAGCATTACAACAAGATTAATAAAATACTTAATTATTATTTGTTAATATTTTATTTCTTAACAAATAATATAACATATGTCTATTTCTACAATAATAAATCCAGAAACAGGAAAAATTTATGACGAATTAGTACCACAAGGTGGTGGTATACCACTTCAAAAAGGACAAATTATAACAGCTTTAAACGGTGGTAAAGAAGTACCATTTCCAACTTCACCACCAATAAATGGTAGTATACTTTCATATAACGATAATGAACCAACAGGATTAAAATATATTCCTTCTGCTAATATTGAAATTGATTATCAAGAACTACTTTCTTCAACTTCCGCTAATGTACCAACAGTTATACTACCACCAGCACAAAACGGTTATGTGTTAACAGCAAATACTAATCCTTCAAATCCAACAGGACTTGCTTGGGAAGCAGTAGGTGGAACAGGTAAAATAACAGCAACATTACCATTAGTTGAAGAAGCAGTAAATGGAGCAAGTAATTTATATATTAATTTTACTGGTAATGTTGTAGGACAAATACCCTATGGAAACGGTACGGCAAAAACAGGAGCATTAACAAATGTACCTTCAGCAGGACAAATATTAGGAATTAATGCTGGAATTCCTACATGGATAACACCTTCTTCACCTTCAGGTGGAGCTATTATAAATAGAAATAGTAATGATACTACACCATTAGTTATTCAAAAACCAACAACGGCTAACGATACTATGGTGTTAACAACAGATAGAGTTTTTCACCCATATACTGACCAGATAAAAAATACTACTTCTATACAAGGAACACCAGTATCTGCTTTAGCAAACGATATAACTTTTTTTACTTGGCCTTGTCCAGAGGATATATTACTTACTTCTATGAATATAAATATATTTATATCAGCAAATGCTCAAATTCCTGATCAATTAACTGACGACGGTACTTGTAATATATTTAATGGACAAACTCTTGTACTTAGTAGTAATACTTCAACTTGGAATATAATAAATCAATCTCTTATTAATTTTACTAATCAACAAGGATCAACAGCACAATTAGTTAAGAATACGACATATACATTTATTTTTCAATTGGGATCTGCTCAAGGTGTAAATCCTTCAGTAAACTTAATAGATACAAATGGATCAGGAGATTATTCTGGAAATATAACTTTAACTGGTATTGAATTTACTACAGGAGCACAAGTAACTTTTTCGTTTCCAACTGGAAAGTTTAGAGTAAGTAAACTACCACTAGTATTAGCAGGTTATAATAATGCCCTTTTACAATCATATACTTCACAGAGTTATGTATCGTCAGCAGATACTAATGATTGGATACAAATAGGATTAAACGATCAAACTCTTGCTTATCAATAATAAATTAAATATATTTAGATACAATTAATTTAATAATAAATATTATTTAAAAAAAATATCTTCGTGTATTATATAAAAAAAATGTCTATTTCAAGTTTAGGAAACCAAGTTTATGGTTTAGCACCTTATGCCGTATTACAACAAGGTCAATACACTAAAGTTGCTAATGTAGCACTAGATGTACCTTGTGTTGGAATAAAAAATACAGATTTCGTTATTAATGGTCTTCTTGATAAAACTGCTGGTACTAGTTATGGTGAAGAGATTGTTATTAATTCAAACTTAAGTAAATTCACATCTACATCTATAGACGCAACTTTTGCTGGTAATGTTTCATATTCTGTGGTAAGGTCTTCAGCAACAGTTAGAAATGTCCCTTGAGATTAAGGAAAAGTTTTAATTAGATTATTAAGGAAATTATTTTACTTAATAATTAATTAATTAATTAATTTCTCTTATTTTATAAATACTTAAGAAAATAATATCTTATAGTATTATATAACTAAAACAAACAATGTCGCAATCAAATCAAATAATCTTAACTAATACTATCGCCTTTCACAAGGAGATGATTAATGATTTTAATGAAAGTGTAAAATCTAAAGAGGCACAAATTGCTAAACTTCAAGACGAAATTAGCAAGGAGAAAACTACTATTTCAATGATTACTGAAAAACTTAATGTCTTGTTAAAGCAACAAGAAGAAGTAGTAGTAGAAGAAACTAAACAAGAAGAAGTGGTAGTAGAAGAAACTAAACAAGAAGAAGTAGAAGTAAAAACTGAAAAAAAGCATTATGTTATCAAACGCAACAAAGTAGTAAATATAATAAGTGAAACACAATTTAAAAGGCAAGAAGCATACAAAAAATGGAAACCTTACCTTGTAAGAAATGCTAAAAAATATGAAGGTTGGAGATTATTCAATGACTTTCTTAAAGGTGTAAGTGAAACTACTTTTGAAATTACACCTGAGAGCATAATTAATGGTATACCAGTTGAAAAGTTTTGGCTTCATAGTGAAAGAGAAATACTATTTGGAGGGGCAGATGAAAGTAGAGACTTTCATAAAGTAGATGAAATAGCAAGAGATTTTAAATTTGTTAGTAAAGACGATGGTAAGTGGTGGTAATTATTAGATTATTACATAATAATTGATTATATTTATTGATTATTACCTATTAACAAGGTAAAATAGTGTAATAATCCAGATTTATTAGATTATTAAAGTAATAATTTATAAATTATTACTAATAAAAATCCATTATTATTAGATTATTACCTTGGTATTAGATTATTTTATGTAAAAATCCAAATATTTCATTAATTTAAGTAAAAAATACATTAAAATATGATATTTAAATAAAATATCTGTATTATTAATATAACAAAATGTCGCAAAGTCCAGTCAATCTTTACTATGATTTAGATATAGTCAATACACTCAATCCTGCTAATAGTATACAACAGGCACAAGGATTAAATAGACTTACATTTACAGAAGTAAGAAGTAGTCCTATTTTAATGAACCCAAGTGAATATTTTTTATCAATTGTTAGATTTTCGTTAGATACACCTAATAGTATGCCTTTGATATTACCACAAATTGATTTAAACCAATCTAATGATATTGAATTTCCAAATAGAACTGTTTACTATGTGACTTTATCATTTGACGATGGAACAAACCCAATTTTATATCAAAAGAAACAGGTAATATTTGTACCACAATCTACAGGTATAACTAGTAGGGCAATACCAATAGCACCTACATATCCATTAGATCTTGTTAAGGCAACAAGTCAATACTTCTGGTTATCATCTTTCCAATGGTTTATTAACATGATTAACCAAGCACTTAGTGATTGTTATGACGATTTATTTACTATTATTTCAGCAGGTGGTAGTCCTTATACAGTACCAGTGGATTTAACCGCAACTAGTAAACCATATATGGAATGGGATAATGAAAATAATAAGGCAACTTTAGTATTTCCTTATCTTACACCTTTCTCTTACGCTCAAGACCCTTTAGGGATCGGAAACGCTAAAGTATTACTTTATTTTAATAGTCCATTATTCACATTATTTAGCTCATTTGAAAATATATTTAATGGCTCATATTTAGATGTTAACCAAGTTGGTATTCAAGGTACTGAAGCAAATTATATTATTCAAAATTATGTTAAGTATGGAAACATAAATATAGTTGGTACTGCCCCAAATCAAACTACAGAAATGATACAACCGTATTGTACAGGAGCAATTATATGTCCAATTCAATCATTAATATTTAATACTTCTCTTATGCCTATTGTCCCACAATTAGTAGGAATACCAAGAATATTTAAAGATAATAACAGTTCTTCAGGTCAAAATGATAACATAAGTAATGAAATTACTGATTTAGTGGTTAATTTAAATAGAGGAGATGAGTATTTCCCAACAGTTTTGTATCTTCCAACTGCTGAATATAGATTAATTGATCTTCAAGGTAATGCCCCAATTTCAGGTATACAAATATCAGTTCAATGGAAAGATATATATGGAATATACCATGACTTCTTTTTAGCGAATTCATGTAATTGTAGTTTGAAAATATTATTTAGACGAAAAGATGCTGGGGTAAGTTAATAAGGTAATTATTATTAATTAAAAACATTAATTTATTTTAAAAATAATCTCTTAAAATAAATTTCTTAACTTATTATATAACAAAAAAATGTCTTCCAGCGATTTTGAAAAAGTATGTGTCCAAGACGATATTCTTAATACAACGGATAAAGTCCGCTATGCTGTTTTTAAAGGTGCTCAAAATATTACACCAAGTCAATATGAAGCTATTTCCAAGTCAAATTCCAGTGTTACTTGGAATATTCAGTTGCCTAGTGAGAGTACCGTATTCTCTCGTAGAATTATGATAGAGGTAACTATGAAATTAGTTATGACTGCTACATTTGCTGATACTGCTCCTGTTGGATCATATTTATTTAATTATGGTTATTCTTCTGCTTTGTCCCCTTTTCCATTTCAATCTTTATGTAATACTATTCAAGCAACTATTAATAATAACACCGTTAGTCAAAATATGAGAGATGTAATGTTTCAATTGCTACGCTTTAATGATCGTCGTGAATTAGCAAGATATAATAATGCTACTCCTACTATGTATGATAGTTATCTAAACTATAATGACGCTTTAGGAACTCTTAATAATCCTCTTGCTGGTTGGAACAATGTAGCAAATGATCAAGATTTTCAACCTCGTGGTACTTTTGAATTAAAATCAGTCACTGGTAATTCCCCTAAAACTGCTGACCCAAATCCTCAACAAAGAACTATTACTATTGAGTTTACAACTTTAGAACCGTTATTATTGTCCCCATTTATATGGTGTGATCCTAAATCTAATAACCAAGGTATGTACGGTGTACAAACTCTAAATTTCACAGCAAATTTGGGTTTACCTAATAAAGTATTACGAATTGCTAATCAAAACTTTGCTTTAGATGCTAATCAAAAACCTTTATGTACCGTTGCTTTAGCAGATGGGGCAGATGGTATTACTAATGCTAAACTTTTAATGGAATTTTACACTCGTCAACCTTCAGATCTTGTTTCAAGCAGAAATGTTGTCCCTTTTGCTGAATATCCACGCTATATTACTCCTTTAACAGTTAGTTCTTTTGACGCTGGTGTAGTTGCTGGTTTTCAAAACTTTCAAAGTATACAACTTAACTCAGTTCCTGATAAATTAATAATCTGTTGCCGAAAAGTGTTAGGTAATCAAAGTAATTTTGATTCTGATAGTTTCTTACCCATTAAAAAAATTAGCATTAATTTCAACAATAAAGCAGGTCTTTTATCAAGTGCTACGGATTGGGATTTGTGGCGTATGTCTGTTGAAAGTGGGTCAAATCAAACATTCCAAGAATTCAAAGGCTATGCTTCTGTTGGTACTAATGTTCCATCTGGTGCTAACTATTATAATAAAATTCCTTTATGTGGTTCAGTTCTTGCTCTTGAAATGGGTAGACATGTAGAATTAGACGATGTTTACGCTCCGGGGAGTATCGGTGCTTTTCAATTACAATTTCAAATTCAATTTGAAAATAATACTGGTGCTACAATTCTTCCAAATGCTTATGAAATGGTTTTGATTACTATGAATTCTGGTGTGTTTACTATTGAAAGAGGTACTTCTCAAACATACACTTCTATCTTATCCAGAGCAGATGTTCTATCCGTGTCTTCTCAACCTTCTCATTCAAAATCCGCTCTTGCTCGTCTTGTTGGTGGCTCTTGGGAAGATAGTTTTAAATCACTTTGTGCTTCTATTGCTCCTTGGGCAGGTCGTGCTGAAAAAGTCAAAGATGTTATAATGGGTGAAGGTACATCTGGTGGCGGTACATCTGGTGGCGGATATTCAGGCGGTAGATTGAAAAAACATTTAGCAATGTAAATAATCTATTAAAATTTAAATCCACACTTTATTTTCTGTAATTAATATATAATATGGAAAATAAAGTATGGGAATATAAATCAAATGAAAATGATAATTTAAGTAAATTAGTTGAAAAAGATAAATCAATTGTAATGACTAACCCTGAAATGGCGAAATATCTAATTAATTTAGTAAATAATCAAGACGGTGATATATGGTTAGATCCTTGTGCTGGTGATAAGGCATTTTATAATAATTTTCCATCTAATATTACAAGCAAATACTGTGAAATTAACGAAAATAAAGACTTTTTTGATTTTAATGAAGAAATTGATATAGTATTATCTAATCCTCCATTTGTACCTCGTAAATTGTTCTGGGATTTTATGGTTCATAGTATGAAACTTGCTCGTAAAAAAATATACTGGTTAATTAACATATCTTCTTTGAATGTTTTTACTCCAAAACGATTAAACGAAATGAAAGATAAAAATTGGTATATAAATAGTTTTCATATAGTAAGTGATAAGAGATGGTTTGGTAGATATTGTTTCGTAGAAATAGGTAAAGTAGATAATAATTTTTTTAAATGGGCAGATAAAGGATTTTAATACGCCGTGGGCGGAGTATCTAAGAGGTTTTAGGGTTTAAACGCACCGCATTCTTCGTTATAGATCTCGTAAGTCCCAATTAGGGTGTTAGAAATTGTCCCCATATACTGATTTAGAATACAACAAAACTTTTTCATAAAGTCAAAGCAATACTTTATGAAAAATTAAGGTAATTCCTTTTTAATAATATTTACTAAGTCCATATATTTAGTAACTCCTTTAAAAGATATTTTATTCATTTTTAGTATCTCTTTTAGGTCATCTATTTTGTAATAAGAATTAGTAACAACCCAATCTCTACCATAAGAAACATTATTTGTAATTTTATTATCTTTTGGATACTTTACATATTTTAATTGGAAGTTTAGAAATGACTTTGATAAATCTATTGTTTTTTCTACAAGATTTCTTCCATGTTTATCTCTCCAAAATATAGTATGATAATTATTTTTCATATATTCTTTATTTCTACCAAATCTCTTAGCATTTTTAAATGTATCAAGTGGTATTGGGTTTAATAAAAATGAAATAAGACCATATTTCTCTCCATATAATTCTTTCTCTGTAAGAGGTTCGTTAGGATAATCATGTTTCAAACAACTAATGTATGAATTCCAAGTATCTTTATCATGAATTTGAAGAAGGTCTCCTATCCATTTCTCATATTCAAAATTATTGTTATCAGGGGTTTTACAAGGTGGTGCTTGGTTAATGAAATTTCTTGCTATTCTTTTATAGTCCCACTCATGATAAGTTTTATTCACTTCAAAGTTTTCCCAGTATTTACCTACTCTATAATAGTATTTTGTATATTTACCATAACCTTTATTATAATTTTTTGCTTCTATTTCTTGCCTTACTTTTACTACCTTGATTAACTCACTCATAACACTATCAAAGTGTTCCTTATCTATTGTTGTTGTTTTCACCATTTTGTTTAGTATATTATAACTTAATATATTATTCTAATCTTTATATCCTTTTTTTTTTATTAATTAATTATTAATTAAAAAAGTTTCCTTAATATTCTTAAAATAAAAAGTGGGGCAAGATTGGGTCAGTGGGGCAAAAAGTGAAAAGTCCTGTATATTGTCTTGTTAACATTTATAATTCATATAGTTTAGTTTTTTCCCCCACTTTTTGATACCGTCCCCCACTGTATTATGGAACACTTTTTAATGTAATAAACAGTTTATTACAATTTATTAGAATTAAAGCTATTGTAAATAATTTTCTAAGGTATAATATATAAAAAAATGGCGAGTTATAACAATTCTTATAATAGAGCAATTGCTAATAGGCAAAAGACATTAGATGTAGCAAACTTGAAAAATGACTATCAAAATTCTATTTTATATCCATTACACGGAGGTCAAATGGAAGGTGGAGACTTCTGGAGTGATTTTGCTGACGGTTTTATGAGTGTATGGAATCCGATTATTGATACTGCTGGTAAAGTAGCACCTTTATTACCATTAGTTGGTTTAGGGGAAAGTGGTGGAGATATGTCTGTAAACGCACCTTATGAAGGATATGTTTATGGGTCTGGATTATCAGGTGGAGCAATTGCTAATGACGGTATGCCCCCTTTTAATGAACCTACAGATGCTGGAATGTCTGGTGGTAAACGAGCAAAAATTAATGAAAGAGCATTAAATAAACTTTTTGAATATGTTAGGGATAACGAAGTACCAGATCAATTAGTAAGAATTATTGAAAGAATTGGTAAAGAAGAAGAACGAGGTGTACCACAACGAAAAAAAAAATATAAGATGAAAAAAGGAGATTGGTGTTGTATAACTAATAAAAATAAAGATTTTGGTTGTAATGGACAACCATTAGGTAAATCATATATGAATACTTATATAAGACGATCAAAAAAATTTAGTGGAAATGGATTAAGTGGTGGAGATGAAATAGCAGACACGGATCACCCCTTGTTAAATAATCCTGAACTACAAGCAACTATGTTTTTAGGTGGTCGTAAACCTTCAACTGTATCTAAGGCAGAGAAAAAGCGTATGGTACAACAAGTAATAGCAGATATGTTATTACAAAAACAACTTAAGAATGTACACGGTAGAGGTTTTTCAGGTGGTGACTTCTGGAGTGATTTAGGAGATACTTTTTCAAAAGTTGCCCCATTTTTACCTTTGTTAGGATTAGGATATTCAGGTGGTGGTCTTTCAGGAGGTGGTCTTTCAGGAGGTAAAACAGCATTTAATAAGAAATATGCTGATATGTTATTAAAAGAACAATTACAAAATCTACACGGTGCTGGTCTATCAGGTGGTGATTTTGATTGGTCTTCACTTTTAAGTTTTGCCCCTTTGTTATTAGGTCTTGGAATGTCTGGTGGAGAAGATCCATATGACGACATAACTGAATTTCAACCATTAATTCAAGGATTAGGATATTCAGGTGGTGATTTCTGGAGCGATTTATCAAAAGGATTTAGTGACGCTTGGAATTGGATTACTGATACCGCCGTGCCTTGGGTAGGTGATAATCTTGATAGTATTGGTAAAGTTGTAGACATTGGAACAAAAATTGCTAAGGCAGGAGCTGGTCAAAGTGGAGGTGCTATGACTTACGAACAAAATATGAATATGGCGGACGCTATGGGAGATATTTTTTCAGGAATGGGTCAATCAGGTGGAGGTCAAAGCGGAGGATCATGGGCAATTGCGAGATTACTTGCCCCTGAATTATCTATACCGTATGACTTAGCAACAGGTAAAAATCCACTTACAGGTGAAACATGGGGAAGTGGTAGGAAAGCAAGTGATACATTAACTAAATCTGGAAATATTCAATTATACAAGGGAGGAAGTAGTGAAGAATTAAGATTACAACAAAAACGATCAAATGTAAACCAACCATATTTAACTGGAAAAGGAACAAGTGGAGGTAAAAAAAATAATATTGCTATGAAAATTAAAAAACTACAAGGCAAAGGTTTAGAACCTGTAGGTGATATGGAAGCAAGTAATAAAATTGTAGGTGTTTTATCAAAAAACAATCCAGAAGTAGATAGAAAAGTGGGGGAAGGAGCGTCAGGTGGAGCAAGAAAACCAAATAAATGGATTGAACATGTAAAACAATTTGCTAAAACACACGGTATAAGTTATGGAGAAGCAATTAAGAAAGCAAAAGCAACTTATAGAGGATAAAATATAGTAAGGAAATATATGTTTTTAATATTAATTATTATTAAAAATATAATATTGTTAATAAATATATAAAATGGATAGATTACAATCTTTATTAAAAGGAAGAAAACCTGTTGTAAAAGACCCAGTTTCAGTTGAAAAGGTAAATCACGCAACTGAAAGAGCAAGATTAAATAATGAAGATAGAAAATACAATAGAATAGTATACGATAATGAATTAAAACAAGCGAATTTATACACTCAAACAGTAATGCCTAATACAGGAAAAGACATAGGTGTAAGTTTTAAAATAAATGTATATGTTGTTAAATTAACACAATTGTTAACTAATAAAGCAGAATTAGAAAAAACATTAAGTAATATTTTTGCCCAAGGTGTTAGTGTCCAAAAATTAAGAGCAACAACAAGAGAAACTCAAATAGCAAGTGATTTTTTCAAAAAAGCAGATCTGTTATCTGTATATAATGAATTAATGTTGTATATTAAAACTTATGCTCAAGATCTGATAAGTGACGATTCTTTTAAAGCACAAATTTTTAATACTTCATTTAATCCATTAGTACAATTATTATTGGATACTTCAGCATTATATCCAGCATTTTTTAGTCAAGTCCCACCACCAACGGTAACACGACAAGAACCAAGAACTGAAAAAGCAGATGAAAGAAAAATTTATGAAACATTAAGGGAACAAAGTATTGGTAGTTATGCTCTATTAAATACTATGGCGAGTTTTATCAATAATCTTATATTTAGACCTATTGTTAAAGACGATATTAGTAAATATATTAGTGATAATAGAGTTATTGAAATTTTTAGATCAAATTCATTAACACCAACGGTAGTTATACCACAACCTCCTGTTTTACCTCAACCAGCACCACAACAAGGTGATCTTCAACAACAAATTCAACAGCAAGAACTACTGCGTCAACAACAACTTCAACAACAACAACAACAAGCAACTTCGGTAAGTACGAATATACCTACTGTAGCAAAAGATATTATTGATAGATATGAAAATTTAAAGCAAAGATATATGTTTAAAGATGAAATAAGTGTTGCTTTAAATGGATATTTTCAAGAAAACGGTGTAGATGTAAATACTATTCCACAAGCAATAAGAGATCAATTAGTTAGAAAAATACAAGAGATGGTTGAGTTTACCCTTTTTTCTATTGGAATACCAGTAGGAGCAAAGAGTACAACTGCTTCACAAGTTAGAAATGCTACTCAAGCATACCAACAAGAACAACAACAACCAGTTAGACCACCGTCCCCACCTCAACAACAAGGACAACCAGCAAGATCACCTTCACCACAAAGAGCAAGATCACCTTCACCACAACAACAACAAGGTCAACCAGCAAAAGCACCTAAAACGAGTGAAATGAGAAATACTGGTTATGAAACTGAACCGAATGAAGTATTTAATAGAGTTGAACCGTTTTTACAATCTACAGGTTTAACCCAAGCAGAAATGGGAGAAATGAGAGCTGTTATACGAAATATATTAGATATTGTTAAGTTATTAGAAAATCAAAAACAAGAAATATTAAGAGCAAAAGATGATAGTGATATAGCAGAAGTTATATCAAAATTTCGTGAAACACCACAAGCATTTCAACAATTTGAAACAATATACGGTGCTTCTTCACAAAGAGCAAATATAGTACGAGAAGTTATAAAAGCGATACAAGCAGAAAGAACACAATTTACTAACGAACAAGCACAGCAAAATCAACAATTACAAGGAAAACAAAACACACTATGGGGTTTAGGTAATGAAAGAAACAATAACATATTAAGTAATAGTATTTATGATTTTGAAAACTTAGCAAGAAGACAAGCAAACGACGGTGATTTGGATACAATTTTAGAATTATCACCTAATCTAAAAGGATTAGAACCTGAAATACGATTAATGATTAATAAACTTCGTCATGAAAGAAGAAGTGAACCAAATATGTGGGGAAAAGGAAAATATGAATATCAACAAGGTATAAAAAAACGAGCAGGTATGTTATCAAAAATTGACGAATATTCACCCAAGGTAGAAGCATTAAAACGAGGAAAAATCATGAGTGGTGGTTGCGATAGTTGTGGTTTACGAGGTGGAATGTCTAATTATGAATATGATTATTCAGGTTATGGTGGTTATATAGACGAAGAACAAACACCGTTTAAAAGATTTTTGGGTGGTATGCCTAATCCATTTGCTGGAACACCACCAATTGAAAGTAATAAACAATTTATGCCTTATAATTCAAACTTTAGCGACGAAGAAGATGAAAAATACTATAATAGTGTAATACCTGAAGGTGGAAGTTTCTATATGGAACTTGAAAAACCGTATGACTTAGACGCTAATGCTGACGCTATTAGAAAGAATAATGAAAACTACAAGGTATTCACTGGTAAACAAAAATCAGTTAAATATAAAAATTAATCAAAATAAAAGTATCAATATTATATATATAAATTTATAATATGGATATTGCTGAAACGAAAAAAGGGATAGATACTGCTATACGGCAGTGGGTAAATGCTATGAAATTCAATAATTCACCAATAGTACAATTAGGCACTTCTTCATTTAGATCACAACAATATTTCAGTGACTATGACTTATTTTCACCTGTTAACGATAGAAATATTACACCTAAAAAATCTTGCTTAGAAATAAGAAAAATACTTGATAATCTTAAATCAATTCCTGATATATGGTTTATTGAATTAAAAATACAAAATAAGGACGGAAGTAAGGAGAAGTTTCATGAACCTGATATTGATTGTAAAATATTTGAGAAAGCAGTTAAGAAATTAGATTATTTAAAATTTGACTTTGTTATATTTATTAGAGATACACAAAAACTAACTGAATTATCAGTTATATATAGTTTTAGTGATATGCCCCCTAAAGAAGACTTAATCAATGCGATAAAAGCAGATTATGATTATTACAAAGGAGAAGGAAATATATATAAAGCATTAAAAAGAGCATTTTCTATATATAGACTTAGTGATAACAAGGAGAAAATGGTTGAAATCAGTGATTTATTTAATTCACAAACAGGATATTTATATACCGTCAGTAGCAATCTCAAAGCAATAAAACTGATATTGGATAGTAATGTTTCAGGGCAAGATATTGATAAAAAAGTTAAAGTTAATTTACAAGATATATCTAATGATTTAGATATTAAAATAAATACTGAAAAACAACTTGATAAAGCGATAAAAGACCTTGATAAAACTATCACAAAAGAAACCAAAGAATGGTTAAAATCACATAAATCAGTTTTACTATAATAAAAATCTGTGTTTATGATATATAAAATTTAAATCATGAATGAATTTAATTTAGTCAAAACTGGACGACCGTTATGTAAAATAATAGATGGTAAACTAAATGGAACAATTATATCTGTAGCACCAAGAGGCGAAGTAAATGTTAATACATTTCCTGTAGTTAGATTACCAGATGAAAGTAAGTTTCAGATCATACCTGATAGCACCAAGGAAAGAGATATTTTGTATATTACAGGAGCGTCAGGAAGCGGAAAAACTACATTTACGGCAGGTTATATAAAAGAGTATAAAAAAACTTATAAAAAAAACGAAATTTATGTATTCTCAGCACTAAAAGAAGATGAAACACTTGATAAATTAGGTATACAACGAGTAAAAGTAGGAAATAATTTAATTGAAGATCCATTAACCATAGATGATTTTAAAAATTCTCTTGTTATTTTTGACGATATAGATGTTATTAGTGATAAAAAGGTTAGGGAAGAAGTTTATAAAATATTAAATGCTATACTTGAGTGTGGAAGGCATGAAAAAATATCGTGTATAAATACGAATCATTTACCTACAGCAAAAAACGAAACAAGACGAATTTTAAATGAAGCACATGCGATAGTATATTTTCCACATTCAGGAAGTGTTAGGGGAATTAATTATTTATTAACTGATTATGTAGGTTTAACAAAGGAAGATATAGCAGTTATTAAAGGAATGAAAAGTAGATGGTGTTGTATTTTTAAAAATTATCCACAAATTGCTATGACGGAAAGACAATTATGGTTTGTAGGAGATGAAGATTAATTACATTTCTATAGCTTCTTGGTTATTTACAGGTGGTGTTTTTTTTGCCCCACTTAGTGGAGGAAGAATGTAAAACTCACCATTATTTCCTTTCATTACATCTTCTATTACTGTTTTCTTGTATTCTTCCCCACTAAGTGGAGGAGAATTTATTTTAACATGTGTTAAACCATTTGTAATAGGTGGTTTACTTACATCTTTTTCATTTTTATAAAGATCATTATACCGTGCTATTATATCAGGGTCAATAATTGGTGATATATCAAATAAGTTTTTCAGATCTGTCTTGATTAAAGATAACATATCTTTAGGATTTTGTCTTTGTTCTCTTGTTAATGATAGTTCTATTTGTATTTTCTTTGATATTTGACTAAAGGTTAACCCACATAATCTATGACCTTCTGCCCTTTTTTGTAATTGAAAATAACTATCTACTGATTTGATAACGGATACAAAAATTGACCCACTTGATAATATGATAAACATATCGTCATTTTGAATATTCATACCGGTTAATAGACCTATAACACTACTGAGTACTATCACTGGAATATTAATGATATTACTTCTAAACTGATATTTTTCGTGTGATAATGTATGAAGAATACTATAACTTTCCGCTTGTTCTGCTTGTTCTTTTAATAACAATTCTAAATCATTATTATATTGAATTTCGTTTATCATTTTTATATACGGTACACATATATAAAAATGTTTAAAAAACAATTAAGAGATCTGAAAATACCAATTAAGACATATTTAAGTATTGCGAAAACCAGAGCGAAAAATGCTGGTTATAATCCTAATTTACTAACTATAAGTGAAGACAATGATAGTAAATTAAATTATGAAGGAGTTAACTTTGGAAAGGCAGGATATGGTGATTTTATTATTTGGAGCATTTTAGAAGAGCGAGGTGAGGTAGAAAAAGGTTATGCTAATCAAAAGAGAGATACATTCCAAAAATCACATAGCCGTATCAAAGGAGATTGGAAAAAAAATCCTAATTCACCTAATAATCTTGCCCTACATATCAATTGGTAATTCGTCTTGTAGGGATAATTCTGTATGGTATTCTATTATGTAAATGGTGTGGGTGGTCTATAGATGTTTGATCAATACACTCATTAAAGAGTTTAATTGTTTCTATTTGTGGTTTATGATATACTATTATATTTTTAGTTAAAAGGTTTCTTTTTTTCATATTTATTTCCTTTGAATACCATACATATTCATTATATAATATATCAAATCTAGCAAACCATTTAGTAAACCATACACTACAGTCATTTACCTTGTCTACTTTATAAAAACATAGGTCAAGTCCCTCTACATATGTTTGAAAAATACCACCTACATATATAATATTTCCTGTTATGTTAATGTTATCACTATTACCTAATCTAATTGTTTTTGCTGATTTATAAGTAGCAATATTATCTAGTGTATACATAGGTGTATCATAATGTTTTATCTTGATTTCTGGTATAGCTTTTACTTTTAGTTCATTATAAACCTTACCACTTAAGTTCATTAGTTGAAGGTATAATCCCTCTGGTATCTTATCAGTATTCTCAAAGAGAAGAGCATTAAGTTCAGTGATTGAAGACATTTTGTTTAGTATATTATAACTTAATATATTATCTTATCTTTATATACTTATTAATTAATTACTAATTAATTTCTTATTTCTTTTTCCTTAATAAAAAAATACTAATCAATTTTTTTTTCATATTACTCAAACATATATCATATTACTCAATATATGTTTCCTTAATAACTATATCATATATCATATTACTCAATATATGTTTCCTTAATAACTATATCATATATCATATTACTCAATATTATGATTACATATAATTTTTATTACTCAATATATGTTTTGACGAATAAGAAAACATATATCCTTTATCTTTTTCTTTAATATAAAAGTAATAAGCACGGTATCAAAAAAGCTCAGTGGAGCAAACCTTTCAGTGGGGGAGCAGAAAGCTTAATAAACCCTATAATAACTGAATATAAAAAACATCTGGGAGTTTCATCTTTTTGCCCCACTAAAACTTTTTTGCCCCACTTTTATTATACGGTATATTTCTTTTTACTTTTTTCTTAATATATAAATATAAAATGTGGTATTATCTTCCTGATTACAAAGAATGGTATAATTGGTGGTACGGTATTAAAGAAGTTGAGTATGGAATAGAAGATATTAAAAAAGATGAATTACTACCAAATCCTGTAGAACCAGAGAAAAAAGTAGTAAAAAAACATAGGTGGTGAATAAGGAAACATATATTGAGTAATATGATATATGTTTATTTATTAAGGAAACATATTTGAGTAATATAATATATGTTTGAGTAATATGAAAAAAAA